ATCAAATTTTGAATGAAAAGAATTTTATTGATGGAGTCCCCGCAGCGTTAGGAAGAGAAGAAAAGATTTTGTTTAGAGAAGTGTTTGGGAACAATGAAGCAGAGTTCTTGTTTGATTTTGCAAAATCAGCTAGAGCTGCTAACGTAAAACTTACTTTAAAAAACATACAAGAAGTCGGAAATGTATTTTTAAGACAAGGGAGAAACGCGGGGCGAAAAGCCGTAGATAATATAATGCAAGCAGATAGGCTTCAAAAAAGGGCAGATGATTTAGCGTCTGAAGCTTTGTTTTCTAGAAGTAATTCTAAAGAAATTATAAACGGAGATTTAAATTACGCTGGGAAACGTATAACTGATGACGTATCGCCTGAGTCAGTGTCTGCTTTTGTAAGCCAACTTAACACTTTAGAAAAAAGAGCATTTAAAAAATACACCTTATCCTACCTTATAGAAAATCAAGGCAAGATGCAGGGAGAAACTGGCCTTTTTGACGCTAAGTCCGTATTAAAGGTTTTAGAAAAAAATCCTAAAAAATATGAAACTATTTTTGGTGGTGATGTAGATAAAATTAAATCTTTTCTAAATGTATTTGATACCTACAATATAGATTTAAAAAGAGCCAGAGAAAGAAACTTTGGTCAGGTGAACTACGGCAACAGGGTTATTTATGATCCAGCAACAAGCAGACTTAGGCTATACACAAATTTGTTAATGAGCTTACCAAACATTGGTGCTTACAAAGCTAAAATAGGATCTATGGTTCTCGCTAGTGCCTTTACGTCGGGTAAGTTTAATCCTAAACTTAGCAAGTGGACGCTGCCAGATCTTGAGTACAACGAGGCTTATATTACAAAGCTTGTTCAGACTATGTTAATCGCAGAAGACTCTGTAGATTTAGTTCTGGGACAGGACGACTTATTGCAAAGATCTTTAATAGAGTTTTTAGGGTCCTCAAATATGGACAGACCTATTGCCAAAAACCACGCTCCGCTTCAGTATATGTTTGAGGACTAAAGCTCAGAAATAAGCTTACGGTACTTCTCCTTAGTGCTTTCCCGCTTTGACTGCTTCAGAAGCCTCTTGTACTTCCTTAGAAGCTTATCCTTGTCCGTGAGGTGCTTCGGGTGTATTGGATTTTCTGAGTAATCTTTTTTCCAGTACTTTATGACAGAAGTCAGCACATCCTCATAAGAGGCTCCTAGAGGCCGTATAAAGCGTTTGTACGCGTTCCACACCTTACCCTCGAATGAATTTACATCACGCTGTAGAACGCATCTGACGCGTCCTGAGACATGATCGTGGTCTAAGACCGCATCTTTGATCTGCAATCCTGTAATAGGATCTTTTCCTCCTTGTTGGATTAGGAGTTCCTCCCTGTAGGCTTTTATCTCATTGTGCTTTAGCTTCTTTGCCATAATTAAGACCAGAGAAAAACTGATAGTTATCGTTCAGCTTCTCGAACGCAGTAATGCCCCAGTCTACCTTAGATGCAGTCCAGTGCTTTACCTTCATTTCCGCTGAATCGCAGTCAAATACTACACTAAAAACATCTGGAATGTAATCTAGCTCCCACTGCTTTGCAACAATCTTAGCTTCTATGGCAAGCTGGCAACAATCAGTGTCATAGCTCTTGTTCTTATCGTTCCTGAACTTGAAGTCGTACAGCTCGTACTTCCCCTTGGCACTCATGCAAACAAGATCCAGCATCCCTGCTACGTTAAGATCATCATCAAGAACAGATAGCTCCATGTGAACGGGAGCCGATCCCTCTGTAGATATGTGCTCTATGAACTTACTCGCGTACTTCTTGTACGGACCGTGGTAATCGGCTCCGTCTTGGTGCTGCTTTAGAGCCTCCTCTAGCCCCGCGTGAGCCTTTGTACCGAACTCTGATGACGTGATCTTAGTTCCATCTTCATCAATTCTGTAGCCCCACAGACGCTCTTTAAGTTTAGCGGGTGAATCATCAGGGTAAAACTTAGTGAACTCAATCAGCTTGTTCTCTCTCCAGATGTTCATGTCGAACCCTGATAAGCCCTTGGGCATGATTGATAGAATGCCAGTAACAGAGGGAGATACGCCCCCGTGCTTCTTGGCCTTAGCTATACTGTCCACAGAATTAACCAAGGAAACCTCGCCTGTGCTGCTTTTTTTGTAGAAGTGCATTACGGGGACAGTGTTATATTAGGCTCCTCTACCATCTTGAAGATCTCTTCTTTGTATTTGTCAAGCAGAGTTAACTTCAGCATCTGGATGTAATCCTTATCGGATAATCCTTCTGATCGGAAACCATATATTTCCTTTCCATCAATCTGAGCCTTCTGACGATGATACGTGCTTCCATCTAGATAGAGTGTATCGTCATCAATCCGTTTGTACTCTCTGTGGTGAACTCCACCTATGAGAGCAGCCACGGACTCAAGTCCATTGTGGTCAGAAGAAAGGTAGAATTTGCACCACTGTACAACCTCTCCCCAATCAATCGCTGGACTCGTTTGACTCTGCATTTTTAGAGTTAGCTTTGATTTGGTTTACGATTTGATCTTTAATATCGTCAATATCTGCACCAGTGAGATTCTCCCAAGAGCGATTAACGTTCTTCCTAGCAAGATCGTGACCGAAGTTCACAAGAGCATTAAGAGTCATTCCTTGAAGGAGATCGAGGACTGAATGATTATTGAACACGTTATTGATCATGTAATCTTTAACTTGTTCGTCCGTTATTTCTTTTTTTATTTCGTTAGACATGATTTAGTAAAAATAGATTGATTAGAAAAAGATCAAGAAAAAACTACAAATTATAGTCTTCTTTTTGTATTTTAGTTTCAAGTAGAGCTAAGGCTCTCCAAGCAACTGCTGCGTAGTCCTCTTCTAGGAGGTGACGCAGAAGACAATCATGGTGATCATCGCTTTTATTAGGCTCCCAGTGCAGAGGCTCAAGTGGGTCGCAGTGTTTTTCGTTCCCAGCGTAGGACTGTCTTGCCACTGCTGCTATAGCATTCGGAAATGGGGATAGCACACCAGAATAAATCGGCCATTTTTTACGCTCAGAGCTGTCCTTAGGCAGGACGCACACCTTATGCTGTGGGTTAGATCTAAAAATCATAATGCCATAGGGTAAACGCTAACCTCGTCTAGATCGCTTTTGCCTCCGTTTTCAACAAACCCACAGGCTATTGCTGGCTTAGGACCGTGCTTGCCGTACGCCATTGCGTAGCTTTCGTGGTCGATACCGCAACCGGATTGCATACCGAATACCCGAAAAGAATCTCCCACTGCCCACTGCACGTAACATTCAGTGTGGTAATGCCCCTGAACATTGCTAACCATGTCTGCCTTTGCTCTTTGTATGCCCTTTTTGCCTTCTCCGTGACAGTACTTAACACCGTCTATTTTGATGCTTTGATGGAACGTCCAATTAGGCGTACCAAGCACTTCTGGACAAGTGCGAATCCAACGCTTACTGACACCTGCACTAAAGGCTTTACGGGACACGATTCGGTCATGGTTCCCTATTACAACATCAGCTTTCGGAAACGCTCTGTACCAGCGTTTAACTTTCCTAATAGATAGGTCTAACTCATCTCCAGCAGACATTCCGTCTGGGTCCTGCTCATGAAACGAACTGTAATGCGAGTCAATGATGTCCCCAATAAACAGGACACGGTTGCAATCTTTTTTCTTGTACAGCCGCTTACAAAAGCTCAAATATTTGTCTAAGCAAAAAGGTTCGTGAATATCTCCTACAACCAGCAATCTACTCATAGCAATTTTGAGGTTAAGAATTGTGTACACATTGCTCCGAACTCTTCGTCGGGACAACTAGTATGTTCCTGTGTTTTTAGTACAGCGTGAAAAATTTCGTGAGCAATAACTGAGTTACGCTTTTCGCTTACATAAATCATGATGTACGGTCCACTCTTCCAGCAAGCTCCTAGATAATCATCCTCGAACTCTAGATCAAAATCTACCCCTTGGGAGCATATCCAGTTACTGTACGATTCAAACGATCCCCCTATTTGACAGAGGTATCCTACTGGGAGGAAATCGTTTTTAATAAAGAGTCTCTTCATAAAAAAAAAGGGGGCCTAGGGGAAACATGAAAAAACCCTAGACCCCCTCGCTATGTATCCAATGATGATGACTAGAAAGCCTCTTCTTCCGAAGAGGAAATATCAGATGTAGGAGATTCTATGAACTCCTGAAATGAGTCCCACAGATCCCTAGCTAAATCCAGCGACTCGTTGGGAGTACCGCCTCGTTCAGCAGCGATCTTAAAGATCATTGCTAGGCTAATCGCTTCGTCCCTGTTTCCAGATGTTCCACGAGTTGCTGGAGGGGCAGATCTGGAAGGCTGTTGTACGCCTTCGGGCTTTCCAAAGGAAACTTTCTTGTTCCCCTTTTTGGTCTCTCCCTTAACCGTTACTTCAACGATGGAACCGACTGTTGCCCACCAAGGGGACTCGCTGGTTCCGTTGGCGAAGACCTGCTCTCCGCTCTCCAATGTGACTGCGAACGGAAACATGGTTCCGTACTTGCTCTCCCAAGGATCGCCGAAGCGTTCGAATGATTTAATTGTGTCCATAAGTACTAAAAGTCATTAAAATCATCCTCTGTCAAGTCCCAATCTGACATTTCTTCATTTTTTTCTAGTTTTTCTAGATTTTGTATATCGGTGTGGAACATTCGTCGGCTCTTTTGGAACCACAGATCCCTGTAAACGAGGATTCCGGAGTTCCTTTGCTTAGACACGTAGAACTTCCCATCGGGTCCTTCTGCCTGCTCTCCTGCTTCTAGCTTCTTCTCCTTCTCCTTGTTCCTCCAGATGAGTGCAATGCTGTGAGATGCAGCAACTATGCCCTGTCCTCCCAGTATATGCTCGTTCTCCGGTACACCAGCCGTGGTCGCCTTTTTTGCGTCACAATGTGCGATCAAGATTACTGTAACCCTGTTGTCTAATGCAAACTTAGCTGCTTGCTTGGCTATACGCTCCTGCCCATTCCAATCGTCCTTGGCGGTGAGGTGCATCAGTGCATCTATCACAAAGATGTCGCATCCATATCTGCGGTTAGCATAAAGGAAATCGTCCTTGAGGCTTTCCCAAGTGTTATCTGTACCCTCCTCGGATTCCACGAACCAAAGTTTATCTGCGAGAATCTGCACCTCATCCTCGATCTTGTCAGGATTTGGGCATTTACCGTTCTGCATCCACAGCATCTGCATCAGCATCGAAGAACTAGGTATCTCAAACGATGCAACACATCCCCTGCGATCATTAGCCACCATTTCGTGTAGGACCATCTGGTACATCAACTGAGATTTGCCATGTCCTGCGTAACCACCCAGTGTGACCAGCTCGCCCTCACGAAGTCGGAACGGGAGCTCGGGCCACATGAAAGGATTGTGGGCCTTTTCGGACTCGTATCTCTGAACCTCATCAGCAACGTCGGCTCCTAGGCTTGCTGCTGTACGTATTGTAGGAGGATCATTTGATTCCGCAGCTTGTACTAGACCGGGAGCATCTGTAGGACGTTTTCGCAATAAATCGTTAGCGTCATTGATGTCCTCTGGGTACTGCACAGTCCTGCACCGTTGCAGACCAAGGCGTTTAGCTATCGCTTTTGAGGCTTTCTGACCAGCCTCATCGTTGTCCATAGCTATGTAGACGTTCTCGAAACGAGACAACGCCTCGTAGTCGTTATCAATCCAACCCAAGTTGGATACACCGCTCGGTACAGACAGACACGGCATCCCTACATCCATCTGGTCCCATGACATAGCATCTATCTCACCTTCGGTGATCAGGATACTCCTGTCGTTGTCAGTAACGTTCTTCCACCCCCAGAGTGTATGCCACGCTTTTGTACTCCAGATGTCCTTCTTGCCGTCCTGCCTCAGCACACCAGTGCTTTTTAGCATAACGTAATTTCCTTCAGCGTCGTAAAACCTAGCTGCCCAAAAATCTTCATTCACTCCGCTGTACCGCTTGTGACTTCGGATTTCGTACTTCTTTAGGACTGCCTCAGACAGACCTCGGTCATGGGAAAGGTATTTCATTGCCTCAGTTCCGCGCATGGGTCCTAGTGCAGAACTGCTGTCTCTAGAAACTACAGGACGCTCGGCAGATATGACGGGCTTCACATCATGCAAACCGCAAATCCGCCTCGCCTCGGTGAATGCCTCCTTCCAGTTGCTGTGCTTCCTAGCGATCAAAGAGAGTATAGGTATGCACTCGCCTGTAGCTGAGTCCTTTGCCAGATATATTCCTCCCTTGGCTCGGAACACTCCACAGGACGAGCCCTTGTTCCCATCGAGATCGCCCATCTCGTAGTTGCTCCCACGCTTTTTAGCATCTGGGAAGTACCGCTGCATAACAGCGTCGATCTGCCCTGAAAGGGCAATGTTAAGTTCTTGTGGTGTACTCATTCAGGTTTTCTATTTTTAGGTTATAACAATCCGCTTTGACAGTGAAGTTGTTGGACTTGTCAAGCTCTCCTGTTTTCATTTTTGTGGCTTTCTGGAAGTATTCCTCCTTGGGCAAACTTCCTAGATACCACGCATTTGTGTAATCGGTTAAAACACGTACGAATGCGTACGTGTCGCATTTTTGTTTAGTGTTGTACGCTGCAATGCTGCAATCGTAGTAAAGCTTAGGCTTGGACGTACAGCGTTTAGTTTTTACATCTATACGCTCCCCACTAGGAGTGATTATGTCGTAATCATACGTGTTCTGGATTTTTGCGTCCAGAACTGTAGCTGCGACAACCTCTCCAATTAATCCCGCAAGATTCCCTTCACCCCGTTCAATGCTGTTCCTCAACGAAGGTAGATCTTCGCTGAGGATTTTGGCAAGTTCAATGGTTTTGGGGCTAAGGCTAATTTCTAGCATAGCTCACATTATCTGATAAAGGGTTTCTTTTATCAATTCATCAGCCACATCGTCTAAAGGCTCATCGGTTAGGACATCAGCGACATCCCACATACAGACCTTTAGAAGAGTTGGGTGAAAAACCGCCCTAGGACCGGAGTCAAATGTAACTCGTTCTCCGTCCCATGACGAAACAATGACTGGATCATCCCAGTCCTTGTCTATCTGATTTACTGCCTCCTCAAGAGAGGCAGTATCTCGGTCTATTTCGTAATTAAAGCACATTGTTTTGATCCTTTGTTTTTTCTAGTAGAGCGTTGTAGCTCTTTCTGTACGCCCTGTCGGCATCCATTCTGTCCTCATGGTTGAAGAAGTAGTGGGATATGTTAGTCTTATCCCGATGCAGTATTTCTGCAATGCGATTGCGACTGTATTCCAGCTCATTGTGCAGGTAGCAACCTACCAACGCCCTGACTGAAGCCAATGGCTCCGTCCTTGATTTTTTCCTCAGATCCTCTAACGAGACTCCGAAAAGCTCTTTTACTTCCTCAAAAAAGCTGTAGTTAATTTTTTTATTTAACTGGTACATTGATGTGTAATGGTTCGTTTTTGTAACGCTGATCTTCTGCGACCATTGCAGGTTCGCGTCTCCTTCTGTCGGCAGCATCCTGCTTCCTAGCCTTTTTCGCGTCAAAAAAGTAAGTGTCAACTAACTTCTTCTCGCAAAGAGATTCCCAGCCCCCCTCGACGTACAGATCCGCGTGAGTGTAATTAGGCCAGATCATTCCCTGAGAGCCGTGAAAGCTATCTAGGACAAGAGTCCTGCCGGATCGTCCCCTGACCTCGACCTTGTAGTCCGAGTCCGGAAGCTCCTTCAGGCGGATCACTTGACCCGCATAAAGGATGTCGGCTGGCTGTAGCCTGAACGTGATAACTGATCCAACGTCAATCATGACAGTCCTCCAACAGTACGCAAACACCGCTATTTTGTCTCCGACCGATTTGCTTGATCTTGTTGGCTTTTTTTAGCTCCGAGAATCGCCCACTGAGATTATTCATCCCAACGCCCATTTCATGAGCTAGCTCTCTACAGCTAATTCCGGATGACCCTGACGCTTTTATTGCGTCATATACTCGTTTCCTATCGGTGAAAATCTTTCCCGATTTTGTAACTTGTTCAAAGGCTAGTTCGCTTTGTGCGTTACCGCCATGCCTGTTTCGTGTTATATCATCCATGACTTACCCCCTTCTGGTTGGCGTAATATTCTTCCATATCTTGTACCGTCGCCCGTTGCTTGGCTTCGATTTCTTCAAACCACATTGCTGCCTCGAACTCGATCTGATTGTCGGGCTTCATGGCCCGAAGAGTCTGCTCTAGCAGACCCGATACTGTGGGCTTTTCGGCGCCCACTGCCGGTTTTGTGTTTTTGTCCATGAACTGCACCCTGTGGACTTACGCACTGTTGTCAACAACTTAACCTCACTTTACATTTATTTAACTGGTTAGCGGGGAAACTTAATGGAAATCCGTGAGGATTTACGTCCCCTAACGGTGAACTTAACTTTCACCTTAGATTCACCTTTACCTTCAACTAACTAACTCAACTAAAAAACTAATCATTTTAGGTGCTAAAACCCTTAAGGTACTAATACTAATTAGTTATACTTTAGTTTTAAGTTAGTTATATGTAACCCGTTTGAGTTACTAACCTAACTCATTTGAGTTACTTGAGTAACCTGTATGAGTTATTTGGCTTTATCTCCCAGATAGAGTTTTCTGTACCCGTGCGAACCCTTCTTTTCCAGATGACCGCTTTTGATGAGGTACGACACTCGGTTCTGGATACTCTGTGGTCTGCTGCCCAACAACTCCGCTATCGCTCGGTTGCTAGCAAAGCAACCTTCATCTCCGCTGAACCCCTGCACGTAGCTCAGGATCAACTTGTCGATGTGTCTTAGTTTTGGATCGCTTAATACTTGGGATGAGATCCATATCCCTCTAGATGGTGACATTCCTACCCCTCACCAAGGTTTTATTATTCTGTCAAGCAAAATACCTGCTTCTTAAAAAACACTGATTTCAAGACAAAGTGGACAAGTGTACCAAGTGTACCAACTGGAAACTGGATTTTTACGTTTAGGCTTAGGCTTTCTTATCTTAGGCTTAGGCTTATTTTACTTATATACGTATTATGGCCCCGGACAATTAACCGGGCGTACGCACATTTCTCCCGGAAGAATGCTCCCGGACGTTCCCGGTTGTCCGAATTTTTTGGTCCCGGAATTTGTATCCACATCTCGAATATCTGGCGACATCTGGCAACATCTGGTTTTATACGCCTGTATTCAAAAAGCAGTAAATATCTAAAAAAATCCAGATAATGGATACACGATGGAGGGAAATGACCTTATTTAGAATGATTCTAATTACTTGTTAAAAAAGTGTCTAATTTCACTTTTTTTTGAGACTGAATCTCAATAAAAATCTGTCAGATCGCGGAGGATTGACGAGAAGCCATCTAAATGGGATAGGATGCCATTATTCGTCAAATCGCCTATAAGGTGCATCTCGTCGACTCTCAGGCACCTATTTGAATCTCCCCGCAGGGAGCAGGTCCCTCCCTGAGGTCCTCAGATCGTCCTCAGGAGCTCCTCAGGTCCTCTAGATCCTGCATCCCTCCTGCACCTGTTGCATGAACCTCGACGATCTGGTGCCTGTATTCAGAACATGGAGGCGAAGTGATCAGGCACAAAAAAGCCCACAAGCCGAAGCCTGTGGGCCTGTATCCAGATTCTGGAGGTCTAGCCTCTAGAGAGCTCCATCGCGATTGACCTCGCAAGCTCAATCGGAGAGGACCTT